TGTTGATGAGCCATGCTCTGATCGCCGAAAGCTGCTGGCGAACGTCGATGGCTGGGTATGCTTCGGACCAGATGGCGACATCCGCCTCGGTGATCTTGACCAGCTTGCCTTGAAGCGCTGGAAGCTCGGCCACGGTCGGGGAGGCTGGAGCGGCATTTGCCGCCTCCAGGCAAACATCCGACTGAAAGGAGGATGTATTACTGTTCTCTGGTGTATTGGTATCTTGGTATCTTTTATGCGCCCGCTCTGCGCCCGGCTTGCGCCCGGCTTGCGCCCCGCTTGCGCCCGCTGTGATCGTCACATTCTGATATTCGCCGTAATTACAAACAGTTATGCGCGTCTTTCCTGCGCCCGTGTCCACGGCAACCATGCTTTGGCTTTCGAGGACCCCAAGGAAGTTGCGAACCTTGTGATCAGAGCCCCATCCCCACTCGGTGCGCAGATTGCGCAGCGTCGTCAGGAGGCTTCCGGCAGGGACGTCAACAACGGTGTTTCCAACGCGGTGTGTCGTGTCCTTCCATGCGGCATTCGCAATCAACCATATCCACGCCTCACGCTGGCTGAATGTCTCGCGAGGGAAAATCTCGTGGCTGAACACGCTCGTCTGGAGGCGAACCCAACGGCTCATTCTGCCGCCTCCGCCAGACTCTCGATCCCGGCAAAGTCATTTGCCGTCACAGCGCCGTCAGTGACCTCGGCGATGCGCTTCATTACATCGCGGGTCGGCCAGCTCTTGTCGCGCTTTATGCGACTGACCTGGGACTGCGATATGCCGATCCTAGAAGCGAAAGCTTCGTCGGTCAGGCTGTTCTCTCGGAGGTACGTTTCAAGCTTCATGATGACGGTGATTATGCATACCATGAATATGCATGTCAAGCATCTTATGCATCCGAAGCCATTCTATTCATCCCGCAAAGGTGCGAGACTTTAGACATGGCTCCCGTACCCAAACCTAAGCGCGAGAGAACAAAGCATTATTTCCGGGAATGGCGCGAATACCGCCAGCTCACGCAGGAGCAGGCTATCGGCCGTTTGGGCTGGTCGCAGTCAAAGATCAGCAGGATCGAGTCCGGCCAGACGCCATATAACCAAGATGACGTAGAATCCGCCGCCGAGGCGTATCAGTGCGAGCCGTGGCAGATCATAAGCATGGACCCGACCAAGCAGGGCGAGGTCGTGGACCTGATGCGCATGATCAATGACCGCAACCGCGATCAGGCAATCCGGGTACTGAAGGCCCTCACCGGCACCGACTAGATCACCCGCGAGATCAGCACGAATTCTAGCTCGTCGTCGAAGCTGACCCGCCAGTCGCCTCCCGCGACCTCGGACAGCGTTTCCGCCAGATCAACAGCCTTCCGACGACATTGGTCAAGTGCCTTGGGTGGCGCCGCCTGGACTTGCATCGGGTAGACTACTGCTACTCCCGCTGCCAATGAGCGGATTACATCACGTCTAGTCCGCATTCCATCACTCCCAGCAAGCCGTCAATGCTCCAGAAATTGGCGGAGACGTCAACCGCGCATTTACCAGTTTGTACGGTAACCCTCCGTCATGGTTAACGGCCCCGTTACGTAAAGAGCACGTCGCATTACATGCATGTGATGCATTTTCTTGTTGACTTCCATCTTGCATGTGATGCATAGTGATCCTCGTAGACAGCGACCTCGAAGACGGCACGGCCTGATCTGGATCGCGGTGAACAACCAGACCACCGGGAGGCGACGATGTGAACAGCAGCTCGGAGCGAGCGCCCGGTGGGGCAAACCAATGACACACCCACCCGGCGGGTTAGGAGCCGGGATTGACTGAGTATTTTTAGAACGGAGCTGGGCATCTCTCGAAACTGCCCACCGAATTCACAGCGACCTCGAAGACGCTTCGGCAGATCAGGATCGCACCAACCGGGACGCATCGCACCGCCGATCTCCCGACACACCGAGAGGAAACGGACATGGCACAGCAGATCGATTTCTACGTAGAGACTATCGACCAGAGCGGTGACGAGCTGTGGCGCGGTGTTGTTCGCGCAGCCGACGAGGCTGGTGCTCTTTCATCCGTCGATGACATGATGAAGCTCCTGTGTTGCGGGGCTTATGAGGCTTTTGCCTTGGAGGTCGCGCCGCAGCCCTTCGCTGATCTCGGCGCGTAAGGAGGCGGAAATGAGAAATCCTGCCCGCTATCTCTACGACACGGAAATCTTCTTCTTCGCGCCCGCTTCTTGGTATGGCGAGGCTGTCTGCATCCGCTACCCGGACGGCCGGGGTGGTTATGCCCACTTCGATCAAGAAACGCTGGGGCTGTAGTCATGGCCCAGCTTTCCCCAGACGTAATCGAACGAGTTGCGGCAGCGATAGACGGCGCTGACATCGGCCACAGCATGAAGCTGGTTCGCCTTGTCGATGGCGTCTGCACGTACCGCGTCGAGATTGATGGCTCCGTCGAAGAATTCACCGACGACGAGGATCTGGCGATTGAGCAGGCATACGCCCGCATTCGGCAGGTCAAGCAGCGCAAGCAGGCGGAAGCAGTAATCGCCGCTCTCACCCACTCATAACCACCCACCGGGTCCCATCCCTCACAGATGGTTCTCCCGACAACAGACAGGACAGAAGGAGCAAGGGAAATGAGCATTCGGACGCGACAGGATTGGATCGATAATGCCCGTTACGTGGTGCCGCTCCTCCCCGAGTACATGGCCAGTGTCAGTGGGCAAGCCGATCCGGCGATGATCGAGGAAGAGCTTAACAAGCACCTCGAAGCCGAGGACTGGAACATGCTCCGCAAGCGGTTCCATGAAATCTGGAACTGGCTTCCCGACCGGCCCGACATCCACCGCCACCCATTCGGAAGGCTTTGCGATCTGTGCTCGGAAGACTGGGCACTGAGCGAAGCCGCCTGACCCCCTCTCCTGCACACCGGGACAAGGAAAAAGAACATGGCAGACACTGCAACGCTCTACGATAAGACAGGCGCAGCATTCAGCCTGGATCACGAGCACAACGGCACGGCCTACGTCCGCCCGATGGTCAAGGTCTTCACTCAATACGGCTACGGCGATGATGTCCATGAGGACGAGGGCGTAGAGCCTGCCGCCTATCTGGTGGCGATGGATCGTGCGGCACTGTTCGACACGCCTCCGGTCGTCGCTCTTGATGCCGACATTAAGGCCAAGACGGAAGAGCTGGAGGCGTTGAAGGCGGACGCCAAGAAGGCGATCAGCGAGCTAAAGTCAGAGCGGTCGAGGACCGAATATCAGCTGGAAGACGCAAAGCGCCAGCTTGCCCAGTGGATGAAGACGCACCGCGTCATGGTCGATCTTGGGAAGCTCCTTGACGGCAGAGTGCTCTACCCGCTGTCGGTGAAGGAGAACCCTTACCATCACGGCCGTGAAATCCCGCGCATACCGGACATGCGGCATGCCCAGTATCTCGCCCTTACTTCTGGAGACTTCGAGAAAGGTCAGAAGTGGGTTTGCAAGCAGTACGGTAGCGACTCCTACGGTTCTCCCTTCCAATTCTTCGACACCGAGGAAGAGCGTTCGGCTGTGATCCGCGAGGAATTTGACCTCACCTGCAAGGTGTTTCGGGAGAAGCCGAACTTCGCCACGACCAGCTACACCAGCAGCACCACCCTGCACTACGGCACCTTGCTGGAGTGGGTGAAGACCCATCCGGCGCTCAGCATTCCCGAAGACATCAAGGCCATGAAGGCCGCGCACGACGCGGATCTTGCCGAGCAGCGCAAAGCAATGCTTGCCGCTGAACTGGCCGCGATGGAAGCCACCGCCTCCCCCTCCACTCAACCGGAGTAACCGACAATGGCACGCATAGCTGAAACCCTCGCCCTCAACCTCATCGAGGACGGCCTGAATACCCTCCGCAGCCAGTACAGCGTAGCCGGAGGGGCAGAGAACCGCAGGGACCAGATCAAGCAGTTCCTCTCGGTCGTGTTCTCCAGCGTGGAGCGGCTGGCGGATGCCGTGGAAGGCGACGGCGCCACCATCGAGTTCATGCTCCCCGGCGTCCTGCAGGACATCGACTGCGCCTTTCTCGACGCCATCGAAGCGGAAGAGGCGCGCATCCCCCGGCTTGATCCGGTGAAGCACCACGGCACCCACAACCATACCATGACGGGAGTACGGGCATGAACCTCACCCACGCCCAGATGATCGTGACGGACATGCTGGAGAATATTATCGCAGCGCGTCACTCGAAGCCGGCATTCAAGGAAATCCACGTCGAGGACGCCCAGCATCAGCTTGAGAAGCTTGCCCGTGAACTCGGCTACCGCGTCGAACGCCTCCCCGCTCCTGTGAAGGAGGTCGCGTGATGTCTGACTTCGAACATCCCGTAAATCAGCCGATCGACTCCATCGCGATCGACACCATCCCGGATGTACAGAAATCATACCAGGTAGGCCGCAGCGGCGTCACCCGCATCGAAGCATGCACCAAGAGCGGCATGCATGCGGACATCCCTTACGTTCGCGTCTGGTCCGGAGACACCTGTTTAGCCGAGTTCTGCCAGCACAACATTGTCGGCGTCTACTTCGCCCTCCCCGCTCCCTCTAGCGCGAGGGGGGCGGCATGAGCGACGTCACATCCGTAATCCTGTTTGACGCGGCTGCAGAATACGCCAACGAGTCTTCGGTCGCATCCATCCGTCCCGATTTGCGGATGGCGTTTGTGGCCGGCGCGGAATGGCAGTGGCAACGGGTCGGCGCCAAGGATGCCGAGATAGCGCGGCTCCGGGAAGTGCTGGACCAGTGCGAAGACTACTTCGACAACCGCGCCGACGCTGACTGCGATCAGGACGGGTTCCAGCCCAACAGGGAAATGGTTCTCTTGAGCGTTGTTCGTGCAGCCCTCGCAGGAGGCTACGATGGACCGCTGTGACTTCCGCACGTACCAGGAATGCACCTGCGGCCCCAACGAGTGCCGTGTGCAGATGGTCTATCCCAAGGCCAACGACATGGCCGGGGTCTTCACCGTATCGACCCGCGACCAGATCGCATTCATCGCCTGGTTCACGCTCACCTGCCTGATCGGATTCTGCGCGTACCAGCTTCACCAGATCGACAAGCAGGAACAGATCGCGAGGAACGTGTGATGGCGACCTCCCCCGACAACTTCATGGCAGGGGCACTCCCGACCCAAGAGGAAGCAGAGCAGCAGGAATTCGAGGATGCGTATGTAGCATTCGAACTCCGCGCTGCCTTCCTCAACGCAAAATCTCGCCTCGGGGAAGATGAAGCCAAGGCGATCATCGAACAAGAACTCCAGCGCAAGCAGAGGACGCACTGATGCCGATTAAAGTTACACACTCGAACGAACCTATCAAGGTCGAGACCCTTTGCGTCACGATCTATTCGCAGCCCGGGCTTGGGAAAACGAGCCTCGCCTTTACCGCTTCCCGCCCACTCCTTCTCGACTTCGACAAGGGCGCCCATCGCGCCGTCGATCGCAAGGACACTGTGCAGGTCTCCGACTGGAGAGACGTTGCGGCTATCTCCGCTGCTGACGTTGCCGGCTACGATACGATCATCATCGATACGGTCGGGAAGGCTCTCGACACTCTGGCGCAGGACATCATCCGGAGCAATTCGAAGCTGTCCCACGGCGGAGCACTTAGCCAGCAAGGGTGGGGACAACTCGGCGTCCGCTTCTCGGCCTTCCTCAAGATGCTTCGCGGCTTCGGCAAGGATGTGGTGCTCATCGCCCACATGGACGAGCAGAAAGACGGCGACGTCATCAAGGAGCGCTTGAAGATTTCGGGCGGGTCCAAGGATCTTGTCCTGACCGACAGCGACGTGATTGCGCGCATCTCGATCATCAACAAGCAGCGATACCTCATCTTCTCGCCGACCGAGTCTGCGTTCGGAAAAGATCCGGCTGGGATTGTTGAAATGCCGATCCCCGCCGCTGATGCCGCGGAGTATGCGACCTGCTTGTCCGCCATCGTCGCCACGATCAAGGAAAAGCTCAACTCGCTTTCGGAAGATCAGGTCGCCCACAAGGCAGAGGTCGAGTGGTTCACGGCTCACCTGCCTACCGTCACGGACGCGGAAGGCATCAACGTTCTCCTCACCCGTGCCAAGGCTGCGGGGCGCGACGTCTCCTTGATGGTTGCCGGCCGTGCCGATGCAATCGGCCTGTCCTTCGACAAGGAGCTTGGCCGCTACGTCGAGATGCGGAAGTCGTCGGCTCAGTTGAAGAAGGGCGGCGAGTGGGAGCGCGTATCTGGCGAGATTGCGAACGCCATGAACGACGTCTTCACCTTCGGCCAGTTCCACGAGTTGAAGGAGAGCTACTTCGTGGAGGCCAAGAAGAACGGCTGGAACCCCGCCTTTCTCGCGCAACTGGAAGAGCTTTTCCTTTCCTACGAAACCGACCTGCAGAAGCGGATCGACGCTGAAAACGGCGAAGACGAAACCGTCAGCGATATCAAAAAGCAATTCCCCAACTCGAAGACGGTCAACGAGCGGATCACGGATGTTTCCGGCCGCGAACTCGAAACAGCGGAGGCATACTGATGCAGAAACTCATCATCGCCGGCACGGTCGGCAAGGACGCCGTTCTTCGCCGCACCCAAGCCGGTGAACCTGTCCTCGGGTTCTCCCTCGCCGTGGACAACGGCAAGGACAAGGATGGCAAGGACCGTCCCGCGACATGGTTCGATTGCAACGTGTGGGGAAAGCGCGGGGAAGGTCTGGCGAAGCATATCACCAAGGGGAGCCGCCTTACACTGTCCGGACGGCCCACGGCTCGCGCTCACGAGGAGAAGGCTTACCTCGGCATCAACGTCGATGACGTGACGTTCCAAGGCGGGGGTTCGGGCGAGCGCCAGCAATCCCGGCAGGACGATGACGGCGACAGCTACGGAAACCAGCCGGCAGACTTCGGAGACGATGTCCCGTTCATGATGGAGTGGCGCTGATGGCAAAACGAGCGGAGAAGCCGGTCTATGCCTTCGTTCGGCGCGGCAATTCGCTCGTGCCAGAACTGGAATACGACATGCAGGCGCTTGACGGTATCGAGCAAGGCCAGCGCGTCAAGTTGGAGATACGGCAGTGGCGGAACCTCGACAGGCTCCGAGCCTATTGGGCCACCCTACAGGACTGCATTGATGCCACCGGCTGCGCTACCAGCAAGGAAGCCCTCGACGCGTACATCCGCCCAGCCGTCAACTTCGTGGACACGATTAGGCTTGCGAATGGCTACCTCGTCGGCGTTCCCCGCGCCATCAACACCCGCGAATGCGACGAGCCGGAGATGATCCGATTTTTCGAGGCCGCGACCGAATTGCTTGCCCGTGACTTCGGCTACGTCGCTCCAGAGCGGGAACCAGCCAATAGCAACAGGAGAAGCGCATGATCATCCTCCGTCGCATCCGCCGCTTCATCTGGGCATGGCAGGACAGCCGCCGCAAGCGCAGGCTCCAAGCCATCACCGCACAGGCGAAGGCCATCGCAGCCGTTAAGATGAAGCACGGGCGGTCCCGTGATCTTGTCGTCCGCCAGCAGCAGCAGATGCTCAACCTTCTGCGGGGTGGGCACTGATGCGCCGTGAGTTCACGCCCACCCAGCGCCGGGAGATTGTAA